GGCAGGTATCGAGTGCATTGAGGCAATCAGGGCGGCGACGGGTACAGGCTTTGAACAATACCTACAAGGGAACATCATCAAGTACGTCTGGCGATACAGATACAAAGGCAAACTACAAGACCTCAAAAAAGCCCAGTGGTATCTCGAAAAGTTAATTGAGGAGAAGACAGAATGAACTGCTGGCATTGTAAGACAGAATTAATCTGGGGATGTGACCACGACATGGAAGAAGAAAGTGATTACTTCTGTATGGTCACAGACCTACACTGTCCAAATTGTGGCAGTCAAGTTTCAGTATACTTACCAAAGGAAAGAGAAGACGATGAGTAATATGTTACCAACCACCTATCAGCAATTTATCCACAAGTCACGCTATGCACGTTGGCTGGATTCTGAGCAACGCCGTGAGGATTGGGACGAGACGGTTGACCGTTACGTTAACTTCATGGTCAATCAGGTTCGCGGGAAGCACAACTATGAACTGCCTAAGAAGGACGTAGAGGAGATTCGCGAGGCTATCCTAAACCTCGAAGTGATGCCGTCCATGAGAGCCATGATGACATCAGGACCTGCTCTTGCTCGTGACAACATCTCAGGATACAACTGCTCGTATATACCTGTAGATAGTCCACGCTCTTTCGATGAGTGTATGTATATTCTTATGTGTGGTACAGGCGTAGGGTTCTCAGTAGAGCGTGAGAATGTAGACAAGCTGCCTGTGGTTAGTGACGCTATGCACGAGACAGATACAGTAATTAAGGTTGGTGATTCGAAGCCCGGTTGGGCCAAGTCACTTCGCGAACTGATTGCGTTACTGTATGCAGGACAGATTCCTACGTGGGATATGTCACAAGTTCGTGCTGCTGGTGAGCGTCTAAAGACGATGGGCGGTAGAGCATCTGGGCCACAGCCCTTGGATGACCTATTCCGCTTCACTGTGGAGACCTTCAAGAAAGCACAGGGACGCAGACTGTTTCCTATCGAGTGTCACGACCTGATGTGTAAGATTGGTGAGATTGTAGTTGTGGGGGGAGTCAGACGGTCAGCTTTGATTAGTCTGTCGAACTTGAACGACGACCAAATGGCACATGCTAAGTCTGGTCAGTGGTGGGAGAACGAGGGCCAACGTGCCTTGGCTAACAACTCTGTAGCCTACAAAGGCAAGCCAGAGATTGGTACGTTCATGAGAGAGTGGGTTGCCCTATACGAAAGCAAGTCCGGTGAACGTGGTATGTTCAACCGTGAAGCTGCTGACAAACAGGTTGCCCAGAATGGGCGGCGGGAGACAGGACACATGTGGGGTACTAACCCATGCTCTGAGATAATCCTACGTCCGTATCAGTTCTGCAACCTATCAGAGGTGATGGTTCGCGAAACAGATGACCTAGCCAGCCTGAAGCGTAAGGTTCGCCTAGCAACCATACTAGGAACCCTGCAGTCCACCCTAACAGACTTCAAGTATCTGAGGAGCGTATGGAAAAAGAACACAGAGGAAGAACGCTTATTGGGCGTATCCTTAACTGGTATCATGGACCACGCAGTTCTGTCAAAGAACGTAGACAGCAAAAGGTGGCTACAGGAGATGCGAGAAGAGGCCGTCAAGACGAACGACAAGTATGCGAACATGCTTGGAATCCCAGTATCCGCTGCAATCACCTGTGTAAAGCCGTCGGGTACTGTGTCACAACTAACCGACACCGCTAGTGGTATCCACGCACGGCACAACGACTACTATATCAGAACAGTTCGCGGCGACAACAAAGACCCCTTAACACAGTTTATGATTGAGGCAGGTGTACCCCACGAACGCTGTGTGATGAAGCCCGACTCAACTACCGTGTTCTCGTTCGCTATGAAGTCTCCCAGCAACGCCGTAACGCGAACTCAGATGTCAGCCGTAGAACAGCTAGAACTGTGGAAGACGTATGCGTTGCACTGGTGCGAACACAAGCCATCTGTAACTATATCTGTTAAGGAAGACGAGTGGATGGATGTAGGGGCGTGGGTGTATGAGAACTTCGATGTAGCCTCTGGGGTATCTTTCTTACCGCACAGTGACCATACCTATCAGCAGGCTCCCTATCAGGATATCGAAAAGGAAGACTATCTTGAGTGGCAGCAAACATACAAAGGGGTGAAGCTAGATTGGAACCAGCTAAGTCTGTTCGAGAAAGAAGACAATACTAGCGGTTCCCGCGAACTTGCTTGTACGGCTGGTGTGTGTGAAGTTGTGGACTTGACAGCAGCATGATAGATGGTGTAGAATGGCCTAACTGGTGGCAGTGGTGGTTGCTTATGGCTATCACTGTCAACACCACGATTAACATTATTGTGTTCTTCAAGCACAGATTTCGGGGGAAGAGAGATGAGTCTTGAGCCATGTATAGCAGACCGTAAGAAGTTCGACCTAGACCTGCAGTACGGAAAGGTGCGTGAGAAGCGTGTTGCTGACATGCTGCAGGATAAGAAAATAGAAGTTAAGTCAGAGCGAGACATGTGGGTTCGAACTGGCAACATAGCCATTGAATACGAGTGCTATGGTAAACCTAGTGGTATCAATGCAACCAAGTCCGACTACTGGTTCCACAACCTCTGCATTGGCGACGAGACTTTTGCAACGCTCGTGTTCGATGTCCCATCCCTCAAACGTATTATAGACAACCTAGACGAAAAACGCACCGTATCCGGGGGGGATAACGGTGCGGCTCGTATGTATTTACTCAGCCTTCAGAAACTGTTTTCCACCGACGTATTTAAGGCATACAAAGATGGCAAAGAAAGCTAAAGCTGAGTTATTTAACCTGACATGTGTTATGAACACTGAGGGGCATATTGAACTGGACTATCAGGCGGTAGACCCAGAAGAGTTCGTAAAGACAATGGAACGTGGGTTTCCAGAGTATGAGGGGACGTTTAAGGTTGCTAGTCTCGTTCGTTACTTACGAGAGATAGGAGATGACGTGATGGCGAACTCTAGCCGCTACGTTTAGTTGCCCCGGCAATCTTATCAGCGTATGTAATCTTGTCACGAGGTGGAGCAAGTGCTGCGAACTCTTTGTTCTTGCCACCCATAGCCATCTTCGGCATACCCATAGCAGGTTCAACGTTTTTAGACTTACGTTCCTCACGAGGCATCTGTTGACCAGATACTCTTTTTGCAGACATCTGATTTGCAGTGCCGCCATACATCATTGGTTTTCTAACCATAGACCCGTAGGCATATGCCTTACGAATTTTGTTCTTCTTTTTCATCATCATCTAAGGTCTCCAGTTCTTCCCTTAATTGTCCTATTGTTTCACGCTTCTGCTCTCTTTCAGGAGCGTCTATCAGGTCCATCTCCTGACCTGTACGAGCAAGCTCTGTAAATAAAAACGTTTTTGCTGCGTCGTTAAATCTTTCAAATTCTTTTTGACTCGGTGCTGACATTAGTTCCATAGGTTCGAAGAATGACATCATAACTTTAGCTGCGTTCTTATCTTGAACAGCTAGTTTTAATACTTCAACCTGACCTGCTTTTGCTGCTGTAAACATGTAGTCTGCAGCGACGTACACAGGGCTAACCACACGTCTGGCTAAGTTCCATGCTCTACTAATTTTACTTGACATGCTCATTGGTTTGATTATGCCAGATGGTTTTGCAACTTTAACAGATAAATGACTTTCGTTGACATACCTAACAATGTTGGTAATGAAGTCTATGTGTTCAGACTCCATTATTACTTCTAGCTGTGCGCGAGTATCTTTATTCATCAACATTTCTAGTAGCTTTTCAGGATTTTCAAACTCCCTATATACTTCCCCGTCAACACCACCGGGTACTCTACCTTTTACAGGAGACATACCCGCAGCATCCATCATACCACTTATAATAAACTCCGTAGCGTTTCTGTTGAAGAACTTC